ATGATCCGGGCAGCGGCGGCTTCGGCTGGCGTTCAGGTGCGCACCCTCGAACAATTGAACGCGGGCGCTAACGATGCTCGCGTAAGCCTGACAGACTATGCCGATCTGTACGCTAGGCTCATTCGTTCCGCGTCCGGTGTTGCTAAATCTGAAGAAGAAATCGCACTCGCGACCAACCTTGTATCCAAGGCGTTCAAAGCGGGCGGCGCATCCGCGCAAGAACAGGCAGCGGGCATTCTTCAGCTTGGTCAAGCGCTCGGTTCTGGCGTCCTCCAAGGTGACGAACTTCGCTCCATTCGCGAAAATGCGCCTATCGTTGCAAAGGCAATCGCGGACGAGTTCAAGGTTTCCATCTCGGGCCTTAAGCAGCTCGGCGCAGATGGAAAGCTAACGTCGGATCGTGTTTTTCGCGCAATCATCAATGCACAGAAGGGCATAGAAGAGCAGTTTCGTGCGACTAACGCCACGATTGGCGATAGCTTCACCAAGCTCGCCAATAATCTAACGCAATATATCGGGCAGGCAAACGAGGCATACGGCATCACTGCAACCGTTGGCGGGATTGTGAATGCTCTTGCTGATAATATCGGTTTGGTAGCGAACTCGGCTGCCGCTGCCGCCGTTGTCCTTTTGTCTCAGTACGTCCCGGCAATGGCGCGCGTTGCCGTAGCTGGCGCGGCTATGGTGGCTACGAACCCGTTCCTCTTGCTTGCTTCCGCTATCGGAGCCGCCACCTTCGCAATTTCAGCGTTTGGCGACCAGATACAGCCGATTGCTGGAGAAATGGCTAATCTTCAGGATTATGCTGCTGTAGCATGGGATGCCCTGAAACAAGGCGCTATGGATGTCGCGTCACTGGTGCGCGATGACTTTCTTTCTGCGATCAACCTAATTTCTGAGGCACTCTCTGGAACGAAGGTAACTTGGGAAGATGTATGGACTACGGCCAAGGGTGTAGCCAACAACATAATCAATTCGATTGGCTTCCTCTACGACGCGACCGTAATCACATTCACGAAGCTTCCCGGTGCTGTAGCAGAAGCAGTTATCAACGCCATGAACTCGATGATCGCCGGGATAGAGGCCGGTCTTCAAAAGGCTTTGAACGGGATCAATGCTGTTTCAGCCGCACTGAATAAGCTGGATAGCTTCGTAGGTGTCGCGCCGACGCTGCCGGAAAACCTGACTGTTGAACTTGGTCGCTTGGATAACAAGTACGCAGGCGCGGGTAAGGAGGCTGGCGATGCTTACGGCGCGGCCCTTCAGAAAGCTGCCGAAGACCATCTTGGCAAAATTGGCGAAGCGTGGCGAGAACAGGCTAACGCTCGTGCACGTCAACGGACTGCCGATGCAAAGGACCAAGACCTTATCGCGCCAAACAGGACGGCAAACACGGCTGGGTTTGGTGGTGGTTCGGGCGCATCAGCAGACGGCGATGGAGGCAAGAAAAAGAGAGGGCGCAAGGAACGCCAGAATGAGCTTCAGCGCGAGATAGAGCAGATAAAGGAGCGGACAGCTACGCTTCAGGCCGAAACCGCAGCGCAAGCTCAGATTAACCCGCTGATTGATGATTACGATTACGCAATCACGAAGGCGAGGGCCACGCAAGAGCTTTTGAATGCGGCAAAGAAGGCTGGCATTGAGATAACGCCTGCGCTGAAAGAACAAATCAACGGACTGGCTGAAGGTTATGCTCATGCAACTGCTGAGGCTAACAAACTGGCCGAAAGTCAGGAGCAGGCGAGGGAAGCCGCTGACTTCTTCAAGAACAGTATGCTTGATGCCTTCCAGTCCATGGTTCCGACGATTGAAACCGGGAACAAGGCGCTCGATAAGTTCCTGAATACGCTTATTGAAGCAGTCATTCAGGCAACCTTGTTAGGCAAAGGGCCATTGGCCGGTTTGTTTGGCGGCGGAGGACTGTTCAAAGGTGGCGGTCTGCTTGGCGGTGCCATTATTCCCGGCATTCTTCACAGTGGCGGTGTAGCTGGCTCCGATGGGTACGGTCACGGTAGAGCAGTTTCGCCATCAGCCTTTTCCGGCGCAAAGCGCTACCACCGGGGCGGGATTGCCGGTCTACAACCAGGTGAAATACCTGCAATTTTGCAACGTGGCGAGGTTGTCCTTCCGCGCAACTCCAAGATTGGAGGCGGAAGCACGGAAACCATCAACGTCGTTCTCAGGGATGACAGTGGCCGAATGGCCCAGATAGCCGATCAGCGTATTCAGACAGCATCAGGTGCAATTGTTCAGGTTTCGGTGCAGCAAAGCGCCAAGGCTGTTCAATCGAACTTCCCGACTATGTTGGCCGATGCTCAGGCAAGGAAGATGTAATGAGCAAAGAAACCGATGGTCCTGATATTCTTGACGATAGAATACGCAAGGCGGCTGGGGCTATTGTAACCTTGCCGAATTGTCGAACTCCAAGACATCGATCAGGTTCCGAAACATGTCCCTGCCTTTGTCGGAGGTTAGCGTCTCTTTTTGCCGCCTTAATACGGCGGCGGTAATCTCTGCAAAACCTCTGTCGTGTTCTCGTATGGCGTTACAGATCGCATTCAATGCGGCTGTCATGTCGGTGATGTAGTCAGCGTCGTCTTGATGCATTGCCATGGTCTCATTTTTGAACTGCCGTCATATTGATAGATGGCGGTTAAAGTTTCGCTACGAGGGTCATCATGACAATTCTCTGGCCTCGTTCGGTTCTCAAACCGAAGCGCGACCCGTTCAATATTGCCCCGCGTACACTCGCAGGACCTTCCAGTGTATCGGGCGTGACGCAGGTTACGGCTTCGGACGCCGGTATCTGGAAGGCGACATTCAGCGACATCATTATTCGTCGTGGATCGCCTTCCGTTCTTGCATTTCGGGCTATTGCAAATCTGCTGGAAGGCCGTTTGCGTCCGATCCTGGTTCCTCGCTGTTGCGCTTATCAACCGTTCGACCCTGACGGCAACGGCGCCGCTGATAAAGTGCCTCACTCCGATACCAGCCCGTTCAGTGATGGCGGGCTGTACCGCTCCCGATCAATCGATATCAGGCTGACCAGCAACATACCGCTGCGCGGGACGACGGCCAACATATCGCTTGTTACGGCGGGCCAATTGCAGCCGGGGATGGATTTCTCCATCGGAGAACGAATGTACCGCATCCGCACAGTGCAGATGACAGGCGAGAACACGGCTACCATCACATTCCGTCCTCCGGCCCGCGAAGCCGCGCCAGCTGGTAGCGATATGGAGTTCGACTATCCAGTGTGCAGGATGCGCCTGGCGTCTGATAGCGAAATGGACCTCGATCTTGATCTCATTTCGCAGTGGTCATTCCCGACAGTGAATTTCGTGGAAGATGTCTGATGTCTTTCTTTGATCCGACGCAACTGGCCGAGTTCGCCAAACATGAAGTTAGGCTGGATTTCCTTGTCGAGTTCCGCTTTGCGTCCGAGACAATGCGTGTCTGGAATGGGAATACGGCGCTGGAAACTGGCGGCAACCGCTATGAACCGATGTATGGCTATGGCTCGATTGACGGCATCGGCATGGCTTCGACCACTGCCGCGCAGAATGTCACGTTCCAGCTTTCAGGCTTGCCGGATGCGACACTGAACTTTCTCGCTATGGCACTTGATGCAAATGATGAGGTAGATCAGCGCATTGTCGTTATCTCGATCCAGCTTTTCGATGAGGAATGGCAGCCACTGGGCGGTCCCGCGCCGATTTGGTGGGGCTTCATGCAGCCGCCACGCATCAGCCGCACCGAAATGCAGGGTACAGAAGGGGCAATTCAGTCGATCAGCATGACGGCAGAAAACGCATTCTTCAACCGGTCACGACCTGCTTATGGCCGCTATACCGACCGAGACCAACAGCGCCGTTCACCCGGTGACAAATTCTGTCAGTTCATCGGTTCGCTGTTGTTCAAATCCTTCAAATATCCCGACTACGTTTTCCTATTTGGCATTGGACTTTCTACGATGCTCGCCCTTTCGGGTGTCGATGGGCTTGTACAACGCATCGTGTAATGACCATCCATAACGTAAACGGCTCAAAACGGTAGTTCTGGGAACGTGAAGGTAATCTGAAGCTTCGGCAAGGGTCATCGTCCTGCCGTCTACTTCGACGTTGTAAACATTACTGCGGTTTCTGGCTTGCGCCTTACGCGTGGACCATATGCAGTTCGATGGCGAATATGGCCCATTGTTCCGTACTCGCTCCACGGTGTGGCCTGGCGAAGGTCGCTCTCCCATGTCCGCTAAGAAGCATTCGAAGCCACTAAGGCCATTTTCGCCATATCGCCACCTGTCGCAAACATAAATTCCGCGACCACCATATTCTGGATACTGCGCAACATTCCGGTTTTCGCACCGGCTGCGCATGGTTCGCCACACGAGGTAAACGGGATGCTTTTTAACTCCACGTGTATAGCCGTGAGTGCTGTTCTTGGCGATTACGCGCTCTCTATGAAGGCAACCACAGCTTTGAGTTCCGCCATGCTGAAGGTTGCCAGCATTGGCGATTTTCTCATTGCCGCAGTCGCACCGACATAGCCACCGATGATTTGATCCTTTCTTGTCGTGATAAGCCTCCACGACAAGTCTGCCAAATCTGTTATTCGTCAAATCTTTCATATGGATACGGACCTCTGTTTCAATGGAAAACCATACCACAAAACACAACGATGCACTAATTTTTGATGTGCAACGATTTGTGGAAACAGAGGCGCAAAAGCCTTTCCGGTGGGGAGAGACTGATTGCGTTTCGACCGTGGATCGATGGATCAGAACATGCACTGGACTGTCGCCGTTGGCGTGGGTGGATCGCGAGTATTCGGACGCTGACGGGGCAGCATCGGTCTTATCGGATCGAGGTGGGCTAGCTGTTCTGGTCAACCGGGCGATGCGGTCTCAGGGGATAGCTAAGACGGACGCGCCGACACCCGGTGATGTTGGTCTTATCTTCCATAACGGAAAGCTCTGCATGGCCGTTCATGCAGGTGGTTGCTGGTTCTCGCACGATGAACATGGGCTGATTGGCGCGCCACTGTCCGCTGTCTGGAAAGCTTGGAGAATTAAATGCCAGTAGCACTTTCCGGCATCATTGCGTCTGTGGTGGGCGCTGGAGCGCTTGGCGCTGCCTTGCAGACAGGTCTTGCCCTGATCACGCTTGCCGCCGGTACGACGCTCGGCAGTCTGGCTATAGGTCTGGGAATTTCTTACCTCGCATCGTCGCTGTTTCGGCCAAAGCAGCCGAAGCCCGAAGATGTGCAGCAGCAGGTTCGCCAGCCTACGCCGCCCCGCATTCGCCACTATGGCCGCGTGAAAACTTCCGGTGCCTGGATATTCGCTGAAACAAAAGACGGTGGGTTCTTCAAGGTTCTTGCCTTGGGGCAGGGGCCATTCGATGCCATTGAAGAATACTGGCTTGACGATCAGAAGATCGATTTGCTGCCGGATGGCTCACCGACGCCGCCGAGCAAATGGCGCGAAGGAACGACGGGAAATCCGCTCTTGCGCATTCAGTCGCGCCTCGGTGCGCCTGTCGAGACGGCATACAGCGAATTGACATCGAAGTTCCCTCAGTGGACGGCTGCGCACCGTGGCGACGGAATAGCATCGTTGCTCGCCTGCCAATATGCAGTCGGTGACGAGTATTATCTAAGCCTCTTCCCGAACGGCGTGAACACGAACTATCGCGTCGTGGCCCGCACGTCACTCGTCAAAAACCCGGTCACAGGTGCGGTCACATGGAACGATAACGCCGCCGCAGTGATCCGGGACTACATGACCCATAAGGACGGCATGCGCCTTCCAGAAAGCCTCGTTTCAACGCCGCTTGCTCAGGCTGGTTGGGTTGCAGCGTACAACCGCGCCGCTGAAGCTATTCCGGTCGCCGCCGGGGGTGCTGAAGCCCGCTATCGTCTCTGGGGTTCATACAGCCTGGATGAGAGGCCAGCTGACGTATTAGGCCGAATGCTGGGTTGTTGCGATGGCAGGCTGGTCCCGACGCCAGACGGTGGCCTTACGCTTGATATCGGCGCGTGGTCCGAGCCAACAGTCGTACTGACCGCTGACGCGATCACCGGCTTCAGCGATGTTGGCCGTGGCCGCGACGTGATGACGACGGCCAATACCATCCGGGCAACGTTCCTCGATCCCAATCAGGATTATCAGGCATCCGACGCCGACCCGTGGGCTGATGAGGACGATGTGTCGGTACGCGGCGAAGAAGCCAGAGATGTACAATTCAACATGGCTCCGTCACACAGCCAAGCCAGACGACTGATGAAGCTCGAATGGTTCCGAGCAAACCCGAATTGGGTAGGGACTTTCAATACGAACCTGATGGGCCTTGCCGCATTCGGTGAGCGGCTGATCCGTATTCAATACCCGCTGTTTGGCATTAACAGTGTTTTTGAAGTCCTAGATTTCAAATTCATTCTTGGTGAAGGCGGTATCCTTCAAGGTGCGACAATTCAGGTTCAATCCATGCCTCAGACGGCTTACCAGTGGGATACCTCGCAGGAAGGCACAGCGCCGGTATCGGATGAGACTACTTCGGATGATGATTTGCCAGTTCCAGACGCGCCAGACGTGACCATCATTTCAGGCCCAGCGGCAGAGCTTAGTTTTCCGCCCACTGGCAATCCGTTGCTTAACTACATGGTCCGCTGGAAGAAAACGGCTGATACCGAATGGCGTGTGGCTGGCCCGCTCGAAAACGATGCTGAGAGTTTTGAAACACCGACACTCTCAGCACTGACACAATACGAGTTCCAATTGGCAACTCGAACCCAGAAGGGGCGCATAGGCGCTTACTCGGCCAGCACGATCAAAACGACGCCCTGACCAACCCGACAAACTGAGAAATTCACACCCTGCCTTAGCGGGGCGTTTTGCCATGGAGCATTCGCATGACCGTTCGCACGATTGACGAGATTTTCCGTGATTTCGTTACCGATGGCGTCCCCGCGTCCGGGCCGTTCAATCCTCACAAACCGGACATCCGCGACACATTGAAGGCGTTGACCGAGGGGAGCGACAACTTCCCGGATAACCGCGTCATTCGTCTGAACAATGCTGACGAAGGCACGGCCAATAATATCGTCGTGACGGCATCGGTGGCCATTCCAGCGGCGGCGTATCAGGTGCTCTATATCCTGAATGTAACGCAGGAGAACACTGGGCCGGTGACTGTTTCGGGCGCGATCAATCGCGATCTGGTTACGAACATCAACCAGCCCATAGCGCCGGGTTATCTTATCCCTGGGATGGCGTTGCTTTGTATTGATACCGGAACAGAATTACGGCTGCTGTCTTACGGCGATGCCGAAGCAATCCTTGCTGCTGCTGAAGACGCCGCCGCACGGGCCGAGGCTGCCGCCGCTGGGCTTAATCTGCCATCAACTGGAACGGGTGATAAGGGCAAGGCACTCCTCGTTAACTCTGACGCTACCGGCTATACCCTTGGTTTCGTAGAAATAACAGTTGATACCCGCTCCGATCTCAAGGCGCTGCCTGTCTTCTTCAAAACAGCCTATCTACTCGAAGCGGGACGCGAAGGCACGTTCGTTCTCAAGGCCGGTTCGCCACCCGTAACAGACACACAAGAAGGCGTCTATGTCGTCAGCGACACGGCTGGATATTATTGGGAGCGCGTATACGCTCCTAAGGTCGGTCCAGATGTCAACATGTTTGGCGCTGACCCGTCTGGGGTCGCAGACAGCTCGCCAGCATTCCAAGGGGCAGCCAATTTCGGAGGGGTTATTATCATCCCATCGGCCCCGTACCGTCTGAATACAACCATTACCATAACCAAATCAGGGACAAAATTTTTGGGCAATGGGCCTGGCACATCTGTCTTGACGACATATTCTCCCGGCCATGGCATCGCTGTGAATAGTGGGCTTTCATACGTGGAGCTTGAAGGGTTCCGGCTTCTACGTAACGGCGTTCCTTCTTCCGCTACCCAAAATGGCATCCACTTCACCGGGATCACAGAGCGCGCGCGCATTTCCCGGGTCAATTGTGAAGGGCACTGGCATAACTTCCGCCTGTGCGCGACAAGCCTTTCGCGCGTCGAGAACATCTTCTCTGACAACGCATATGGTAATGGTATCGAACAGACAAATGAGGATTTGGTAGCTGCTGGTATGCAGTGGGAAATGAATTATCCGTTCATTCAGCGTTCTAACGGTTACGGTCACCGCATCTATTCAAACTTTGGAACAACATCGAACATCGCGACTATTCGCGGGTGGTGGAGCTTCGCCAACAAGCTAGGCGGTGTTTACGTGCAGGGACAGGCAACGCATCCGATTAACGGTTGTCGGTGGATAGACGGCTTCTCTGGGGAGGAAGGCAGCGACAGTATGCGCATCGACAGCTACGGGACAGTCGATGTGCAGATTTCCGGTGTTCAAACAGAAATCAATGGTACACTTCCGTGCGGCGTAAATAACAGCACACCCGCCACCGGAACGGGCCGGGGTATAACCATCACTGCCAACAATACGAATGTTTTCATTACCGGGTGTACTGCACTTGGTCACTCGTATAGCGGCATTGTGACATCCTGTCCTCGATACACTATCACTGGCTGTACGGTGCGTGCTAATGGTAGTGCTAGCGTAGCTGGCAATCGTACAGGAATACATCTCGCAGCGGGCCATGGTACATGCACAGGAAATACTTCATGGGGCCAGCAGTTCGGAATTTACTTTGAGGGTGACACACACACCATCGTGGGTAATGACGTTTCCGAGGGCAACACTACCCCAATAGGTGGGACCGTAACGCCTACGAACAGCAAGATTGGCTTGAATTTTGGAAGCACTGTCATAACGTCTCTTTGATAGCGCGACCGATACCGGGGTAATACTGCCTTATGCAAAACATTACAGCAAATAAGCCGGAATTAGAGATATTGACGGGATTGCGTGGTGTTGTGCTGCACGTGGCAACACTGCTGGTTCACTGCTCCAAGACAAGGCAAGCCACGCGACGTATTCGTGGACGCCAAATAGCGGAACGCCAACAGCTAGCACCATAGGGGCGGCTACCGTTGCCTAGGAGCGCCTATTGGCGCTCCATCTCTATGACCCTTTGAAAAGCGTCTATATGATCCTGGGCCACATCGGACCATGTTCTATTCCGCATTTCGTTATACAATGGGGTTTGAATTTTGATTAATTCATCCCGATGATCCAGACCAAATTCAATCTTGGAAGCTATGTCTTCGATAGAGTAGGGGTTGAATAGCATCGTTTCTGCCAGGTCGCCCTTGATGATATCTGTCACTTGCGGAATGCGACTCATCAGACTTGGGGTGCCCACAGACATACCTTCAGCAAAAGTAAACGGAAAGCCACCTTCATAAAGCGTGGGGTTGACTGACAGACGGGCTTTTGCATAGAGCGCAGCAAGAACTTCATCGCTGGCATTGTAAGCAGTGATGATATCTCGTGTCAGACGCTTCTTTTTAATGTATTCAAGAACTTCTGGCGCATGTTCCCAGCTACCAGTCATAATCAGCTTGATGTATTTGTGACGCTTTCGAAGGACGATTTCGAATGCTTTTACCAAGTTCATGATATTCTTGTTTGGGCGGAACTGACTGGCGTAGAATATGAACTGGGTGTCTGAGAAGTCAAATGTACTCAGGTATTGATCGCCAGACCACTTAGCGTTTCTGTGACCGTGGATGAGATTAGTAGTGAATTTGTTCTTCGCCATCTCGTCGTCAAGTGTTCCGATGACGGTGACAAACTTGGAGAGATTGATCGGGGCGTGTGGGATAACGTGGATGTTGTTCTGATCAACGTCAAATCGTTTGCTTAGCGCGCCGTGTCCTACCGCCTCACTGTACGAAGTAAAATGTTTTCCGGCTTTAATGGCCTTGCTGGCTCGCTTGAACACCGCAACTGAACCGGCCAGTTCCAACGCAAAGGTAGTTGGAAACTCGCTAATCAGCATATCCGGGAATGCCTGGACTGTAGGCGCATTGATGCTGCTGAACTCCGGCCAGAAAACGGTTGGAGAGAACCATATATCGATATCCTTGCGAGAATCCGCAATGGAAATCATATGTTTGGTTTCGTTCTTGAAAATCTGGTCGTAGACCGTGAATCGCAACGGCGGACGATGCCTTAAAGGCATGCGTGACCGTACCATTCCGTAAAGTCGACTGAAGTTTGAACGTGCTCGTTTCAGCGCGGGTACGCGAGCAAAAAGGAACGGGATCAATGTCAACGACGCAATTGCAATGGCTACGATGTAGAGAGGAGCCAGCATTACGCCGACAACGGCCAGTGCGAACAACGTCAGAAGGAACAGAAAAGGGTTGCGTACTGAAAGCGCCGTTGCCAATGCAACTTCTACCGAATGTATGGCTTGCCCGGCAGTGCGCTTAACGAAGCGCAAGATCTTAGTCTTAAGCCCGACACGCTCCTCTTTTTTCTGGCCCTTTTTCGAAAACTTGTTTCGAAGTGTGACCAATGCGGGAACGTGTTGAGGGGCAAGTACCGTGAGATGTGGCGTGCGTACGTCAGAAAACAGTTCCTCAACGTCCTTCCGAAGCCACGATGGACAAAGAAGTGCTACTTCAGTTCCATCATTTTTCAAAAGTCCTTTGGTTAATTCACGCAAAAGCCTTCCCAAGCCTTGGTTGGAAAGCTCGGAATTTGGATGGTAGGCTATAAAAATACCAATCTTCATCGTGATTTAACCAATATACGTGTGGAGTTTTTCGAAGAAGATCGGGGACATCTTCTCCCATCCGAAATCAAGGAGTGCCTGTTTGTCAGGAAGCTGCTTTTGATGGGCTTCCCAGTTCAGTTCCATGTTTTTCAACGCTTCACCAAGTTCGCGATTGTTGAAGGGGTCAAAAAACTGGGCATTGATACCGTATCTCTCTGACAGGTACCGCATTGGTGGATAATCGCTGGAGAGTGTAGGAGTTGAGGCAAAGGCGGCTTCGATAGCGCACAGCGTGCCGTTATCCATGACGACATTATGCAGCAGGAACTTTGCGCCCTTCATCTGGTGAACGTATTCCTCAGAGGAAACATTGCCTAGGAATTTCAAACGCTCATAGAGGCTTGGGTTCTTTTCGAGATAATCGCGGCATTCCTTGATGTACTTCGGAAGATCATCGAACTCTCGTTCTGGGTCGAACTTGTCCGAACCCACACCTGTTATATGGCAGTTAAATGAACCTTTTAATTGACCGAAATAACGATTAAGCGCTTCAAAAGTCATCTTATGATTTTTGTGGGGTGCGGCGTTTGTAGTCCATATAAAGTAGTCCTGCTTTTCTACTGCTTCGTCATTCTTCCGGAATTGATCTAGCTCCGACACATGAGGTACAAGAATTGCCTTCTTTGATGGAATGCCAACATAATTGATAACGTCATTGATCGTATGGGGAGTATTGGCCAGAACGGCGATGGCATTTCGTGCGGCGGCGAGGTAGCTCATCTCATAGTCTGGTGATACGCTCTCCGGGAAATAGCGCTGAAGATAGTCGTGCGTAAACAGGCAGTAAGGCCGTAACGGCGCGATAGGATGATAGAATCTGTCTGAGCCAACCAGCCAGAAATCGCAATCGAGAAAGTCGGTGGTGTTATCCTTCGGCAGGCTGAACAATCCACCGGGGACCGGAATGTCGTATCCTGTGCAGGAAAACACTTCCTGAAGCTGGTAATCGGAAATTGTCTTCCACTTGAACGATCTGACTTCGATACCGTGTGGCTTCAGATCCGCGAAATCGCCATCGCTATAAATGTCGTCATCGGGATGAGCAAACACGACACTATAATTCTTGCCTGCCAGTTCGCTGCCCTTTTTAAGCATTTTTGCAAGAAGCTTAACCATGTTCAGCGTGCCGCCCTTGTATGGCTCCGGCAGGAAAACGGCTATTTTTTTGGTCGCTCCGTCAGACGTGCGTACAGGCTGCTTGGTGGTTCGCTGTATCGTAGGCTCTATGATTTGGAAATTCTGGCGCCAGACAGGTTCACAGAAATCGCGTGACATTTCCTTAAGGAGGGCGCCTTGGGTCTCCTTAATCCGTGCGATCAGTTTATTGTCGCCATCGAGAATACGCCTGATCTTGTCCTTGGCTTCAGATTCTGTCTTGCAACGACCCGGCAAATTTTTCCCGCCGAGTTTATCAAGCAGGCCCCCAGCCATAAACACGAGCGGCATGCCCCAACGTACGGCTTCGATTGGATGATAGTGGAGGTGGCGTTCTTCGCGGCTGTGATAATACATGACGCGTGTTTCTCGCATCATGGAATCGTATTCTTCTCTTGAGAGGAACCCTTTTACATTCGGATCTTCGACAGCAATAGGCTGCGCCCCGCCGATGATGTATGGAAATTCGCCGAAACCCTTCAGAAAGTTCTTATATATCTTGTTGAAATAAGGTGAGCTGCCGATACGAGGACAGACGAACAAAACCTTGGAATCGGTGCCGGTCCATTCATTTCGAACAACTGCGTCATCTATACCTAACGGCAGCGTTATGGCCCTGTCTTTGAATATCCCGCTTTCGACATCAGCTAAGTGGTCATAAGCCTGACCGAACCAGAAATCTTTGCGGCGTTGTTCCAGTTCGTGCATGAACGACGGTCCAAGGGTGGCAGCGGTGATATTTGTATAGCAATCGCCTGCTGATAGCCCGAATGGACGCATTATAATTGTATTGCGGAAATGCCTTACCAGCCCTGCCAACTGATCCGGGAAAAATCCGAAGAAAGCGATATCAAAATATTTGCTCGCAATCTCGCCTATTTCTGGCGTCATTCCACTGTAGAAATCGTGTTTGTTTAAAGATTCAAGGTCCTCTTTCGGAATAGAAAGATTGCCATCACGGCTGTAGTCGATAGAAGCGCTTAAATTACCTTCATCGTATGGGAAAATCTTCGGGAGATAGACCTCGTATCCGAGGGATTCAAGCAGAGGAACTTCAAATTTGCGCAGTGTACTATGGTTCATAAGCCACATAGCGCGCTTAGGATTGGACATGCCGTCTCCATCACGATGTAGGTAAAATTCTCGTTTTGGACGGTATGAGCGATGAAGGAATACAAATCAAGATTGTTCTGTTCGGTGTAGCCTTTCGTATCCGCTATGATCTACTCTATGCTTATGCACTGGAAACGAAGGATCTCGCAGCAGGATTATATGTGATGACCGAATTTAATGATGAATACGCTAACCTTTTTCGCTTGCAGTATGAGATGATTGATCGCCTTAAGGGCGAAACCGCTGCGCTGCAGCTGCTTCTGAAGGGAGTGATTGCGGAAATTGCTTCAATGGACAACGGCAAGGAACTGGTTGCCAATGCTTTTGAAAGCGCCATGGAGGCGGCAATTCCGCTCGCGAGTGAACCCAGTAAAAACACAGCTTTTGGAACGCGAGCCGTTGGCCTTCTGGACCAATGGCGAAATGAGCTGAACGTTTAGAATTAATCGCACCGTCGACTGACCAAGCCGCCCACTGAGGCGGCTTTTTCTTTGCCGAAAGGAAATCACCAATGGCCAAGGGAACCTTTGCCAAAGCGATGCCGCATGTCTCAACGCCAGACCTGTACTATGTCTATCGCCCGCTGCTCGATCTGATCGGGTTCACCGAAGGGACGGACAAGGGCGACGGGTACAACGAAACCCTCGGCTATGGCGCATATACCGGTGGCGATGTCGATCTGGTGAAAATGAGCCTGAAAGAGATTGACGATCTGCAAGGCAAGATGTTGGCGCACCCGAAGAACAAGCTGAATAGTTCTGCGCTCGGTCGGTATCAGATCGTTCGTACCACGCTTCGGACAATCAAGCGTACCCTGCAACTGTCGAACAATCTTCTGTTCAATGAAGCATTGCAGGACCGATGCGCCTGTTACCTTCTCGGCGTTCGCGGGACCGACAAGTATCTGTCTGGCCGCCTGAAGGAAGACACGCTCATCAACAATCTGGCTCAGGAATGGGCAAGTTTGCCGACGACGAAAGATGTTGGCTACTACGGCGGGCAGCGGGCGGCGGTTAAATCGGCACGTGTCCGCGAGGTATTGGCAGAAGTCCGCAAACGCCACGATCAGGCCCAGCCGAAAGAGATCGTTGCTGTGGAAGTGGATAAGCCGGTTGTCCCGCCTACCGTCGAAAAGGAAGTGAAGAAGAAGTTCAGCCTTGCTGGCTGGATTGGCTCGATCCTGTCCGGTGGCGGTATCGGTGCGCTCGGTCTTGCTGGCTTCGGCTGGCGTGAACTGCTCGTTATGGGCGGTCTCGCGATTGTCGTATTGCTCGGTGGTCTGGCGCTTCGTGGCTGGATCGTGAAGGCGATCAAAGACATCAAGGCTGAACTGGAGGCGTCATGATCTGGGCGCTCATTCCCTCATGGCTGAAATATTCGCTCGCTGCCGTTTTGGCGGCGTTTCTGCTTCTGGCGGGTGGATATCTCATCGGAAAGCGTGATGGCCGTCAGCAGGCCATTTCCGAGCAACTGCGCGAAACCGTCAAAGCCGAACAGGAAAGGGGCAAGGACGATGAAAAACTACGCGGGCTTACGGATTATGATTTTTGTGTTCTTGCCCTTCGTCGTCGCGGGCTGTCCTTCGACCAGTGCGACGAGCTGCGCTGGGTGGAGACAGAATAACCTATCGCCTGCCGGTCTGGTCGCACTGACCAAAGTAGACCGGCCAGCAGCGGAACGGGTCGAGGGTAACGACGAAAATGGAAAACGGCGGGGCTGCTGGTGATGACACCAATGGATAAAGACGCTGCTACAGCACACCGCCTTGTGGAGTTGCCAGAAGAAACGAGGGAGTTTCTTTCTCAGCTTCGCGAGGAAGATATCGACCTCTTGAAAGACGGCCTCGATTTGATCCGGTCACTTCGGACGATTGGCCGCTTCATGCGCTGGCTCATTCTTGGCATTCTGGCAATCGTGATCGGGATAGTCTCACTGTACGAGAACGTAGTGAAAATGTGGTCATGGTTTCACAAATAGCCGCAATCCGCGACCTCCAGCCGACCAGGCGAGGGGATGAGATATTCATCACGCTCAACGGCGAGGAAGTGAAACTCTCACCAATGCAAGCGCAGCTAATTTTGCGGGCATGGGTGGAAGTGGTTGGCGGTGCCTTTGTGGCAGGAAAGGTGTGAAGGTCAGTTAAAATTACTCAATGGAATCAATGAGGAATTATCCCGCCACACCTTTGCGCTAACCTATTGTTTTCAAATAAAAAATACTAAAAAATTGCAGTCCTGTCGGGATCGCCACCTTACTTTTCATTTGTCGATTGCCACACCGCGCGCCAACGCCGCGAGGCGGCTCTTTTCGCGGTGTTGCTGTCTCTACCTGAATTGCCTGTTTACTGCCCGTGCGGTCCGTCAGGTCCGCGCTGCCTCAGGTAAACACGCGGACCGTGATTGCCATGCCAGCG